TGGACAAAATAACTGAAATTAGAGATGTACTCGTTGAGAACGGCATACAAGACATAGAAACACGAATAAAAGACCATGGACAGGGATATACAGTATATAGTTTGGTATATAGGGAAGATGGAAATAAAAATTCATATTTGAAACGAAATGAAAGCTAAGATATTCCCACTAATTATTACTCTTGCAGCAATAGCAGTATCAGGCTCAGCAGCATTCTATTCAGTATTTGGGCTGAGCAAGCTATTTGCAGGTGCCTCAACACAAGTTATTATAATGGCAGGTTCTCTTGAATTTGCAAAATTAGTGGTGGCATCTTTATTGTTTCAATACTGGGACACCATAAACAAATTTCTTAGGATATATTTGTCCATAGCGGTGTTTGTCCTAATGCTAATAACATCAGGAGGTATATATGGATTTTTATCTGGCGCATACCAATCAACTGCAACTCAATCGGAATTACTTGATAAGTCACTTGCAATACTTAATCAAAAACAAATTAGGTTTCAAGAAACAAAAGGGGACTTAACACTGGAAAAAACCCAAATCAACAAGTCAATATCAGATCTACGAGTATCATTGTCTAATCCACAGCAAGTATCATGGTATGATTCAAATTCTGAAACAGTAATCACATCAACATCTAGCTCGGCAAGAAAAGCATTACAAGCAGAATTAAAAACAACAATATCAGATAGGGATAATCTAAACGTAAAATTAGAAGCCATTGTGGATTCAATTACAACAGCTGATATGGCAATATTAAATAAGGAAATATCTAATGAAGGTGCGCGAGAGTTAGGCCCGCTCAAATACCTAGCAGAAACAACTGGTAAAGATATGGGAGTAGTTGTTAACTGGTTCCTATTACTTATAATTTTTGTATTTGACCCATTAGCAATTGCAATGGTGGTTGCAGCAAACTTTGCATTTGCTCAACTAAAGAAACAAGAAGATCCTGAAGAAGATTATTTTACCGCTAGAAATAAACACATAGAAGATAACTATTCAGAAGCAGAAGAATCTGAACCATTTGAATCACTTAAACAACGAGTACTGAAAAATCAAGAAAAATTAAATAAAAAAAAAGTTGAAAAAGTGATACAAAAAGAAAATACCGATATATCTATTATAGACAGATTAGAAAAGGTAGAAGCATATGATAAAGAAGTATCAGAAAAATTAAAGTCTATTTCTGATTTTGAAAACAAAATTAACAGTCTGTCAGCTTTAATATCAGAGATGGTAAAAAAAGAAGCAGACAAAAACTATAAAATATATGGCGAAAACAAATAAAACTAAGGAAGTAATTGAGTACGACGTAGAGTATAGATACGGTACCAAATGGAATCAAAGTCCCGAGAAGAAATACAAATACATGGAATGCAGATCATGTGGACAGTATTCTACAGTCGGGAATGATGCAGTTGCTGTGACATGTTATGAATGTGTACAAGAATTAGTTGGTCCGCCAGAAATAAAGAAAAGAAGAACCGCTACCAAACCTGCAGGATGGCATTGGATGGCGGTATTCGTAGACAAAGATGGTACAGTATATAACAAGGGTAAAGAGCGTCCAGAATTAAAGGGCACTCTAGATCCAACTGAAATTGTACCTAAGAAACGGTTATCGAAAAAAGAAAAAGAAAAGTACAAGCATTTAGCCGCTGTAAAGGTTTCAAAACTCAAAAAATCCATGTCAAAAATGCGATGGAAGAAGGATAAACGATTGGCAATGCGCGAAATCAAATACTTCTCTCGAATAATGAATGGTAAGTTCCCAACAGATTTTAAGGAAAAACTTTTTGCTGAATAATTTTTTAGTGTCAATTATTTTTATTATATTATATATAATTAAAGATTGCATGGAGAAATAAATGAATTATGACAAATTGGTATATGAGAGAGGTGAAGCCTCCAAAGAAGCACAACGAATCGAATTTCAAATACAGCGAAATTTGACAATTGCAGAATATAAAAGAACGTGCAAACGAATGGCACATGCCCTAGGATACAGTTCAGTACTAATTGATAATCACTTTGGAAAAGACACTGAAGTTGGCAATGAAAAACAACTTAAACTATTATTTGACTAATATGAAATACTTAATAATTTTGTACGTAATTACAGTTGGCATGTTTACGTATATTACGATAGACCTAGAAAACGGTATTGAAAAACTATACCAAGATATGGATAGTAAAGATTCATATATGGACAGTCTAAACTGTACCATAGATAGCCTGTATCTTGAAATAGACACGTTAATATGGGACTCTCAAATATGGGACCAAAACATAATAAACAGTGCAACTCATCTACTATCTGCAATAATACATGTTGAAAGCAGCAATAATGACTCTGCATATCACAAGGGTGAAGACGCCGTTGGATGCCTACAAATCAGACAAACAATGGTCGACGACGTAAACAGGATATTACGAAGACAAGGTGAAATAAAAAGATTCCATTATGAAGATAGATGGTGTAGAGCCAAATCAATACAAATGTTTGATATATACCGCAAACATTATAATCTAAACTCAGCAGAAGAAATAGCTAGATGTTGGAATGGTGGACCAAGAGGTATAAACAAGTCAGCAACAGCAGGTTATTGGGAAAAAGTAAAAAATAAAATAGAGGAAAATTCATGAATTTAACAGAAGAAAGCATAGCGCAAAATTTTGAAGACTTAAAGAGTCTAATTAAGAAAAATATCACTGGTGAAAGGCAGCAACTACTATTAGATATGTATGATAAACTATCAGAAAAAGTAATGTTTGCACCAGCATCAGGAATAGAACACTACCATAATTGTTTTGTTGGAGGATATGTGGATCACGTATTACGAGTAACAAATGCAGCTCAACATCTATATAATTTATGGAGAGAAATGGGAGCAGATATGTCTGGCTATAATATAGAAGAACTAATGTTTGCTGCAATAAACCATGACTTAGGAAAAGTTGGTGATTTGGATAATGATTATTACACTCCTTGTCCAAGTGAATGGCACAGAAAAAATCAAGGAAAATTATATGATATCAACCCAGCAATTCAAAACATGTCAGTACCACATCGATCGCTATATCTTTTACAAGAACATGGAGTAAAGGTTAGTAAAAGCGAAATGATAGGTATATTGATTCACGATGGAATGTATGATGAGTCAAACGCATCATATCTTAAGGCTTGGGATAAAAATAGAAAAATACAGAATAATCTTCCGCTAGTATTACATCATGCAGACCATATGGCCAGCCAAATAGAATATGAGAGATGGAATTCAGGATTAAAACCTTTACCAGTAAAAAAGCCAAACTACACAAAAAAACCAGCTGTTTCAAAAATGACTGATGCAAAAACAGACGCACAAGACCTTTTCAAAGGGTTATTTGGAGATAATAAATAATGGAATACGGAATTATAGCAACACTTATAACGGCATTAGTTGTGTTTGGATATATTATCTGGAACACTGCTCGTAAACTAGAAGACGCGCAAGACTTAGTTGATGAATTGACAATGGAACAGGTTGATACTGTTATGCGATTAAAAACAACATTTAATAATTTGAAAGATATTGATGCTAAGGGAGGATTTGAAGCCGACGATGAAATTGGCCAAACGTTCACAGCAATTAAAGATGAAATAGAAAAGTTAGAGGGAATATATGGCGGAAGCAATGACTAAGAGTCCAGTTGACATATTTTATGAGAACCTTCCACAATATCAGGAAGATTTAGACATTCTACTTAATCCAAACATAAAGAGGCGGGGTAGAAAAAGAAAAAACAAAATGTACTTTACACCAATAACTGAAAAGGCAATAATTGCGTATAACTCTGAAGAGTCATATTCAAAGCGAAATAAACTATATGGTGAACATATGCATTATGCAATGTGGAAACTTACACAGAATATTATAAATAGATTCAAATTTCCATACATGGACGGCAACACACAGGATAAACAATATGAATGCATATCGTTTTTACTTTCAAAACTAAATAAGTTTACATGTGAAAAAGGAAGAGCGTTTTCATATTTCAGTATAGTATGTAAGAACTATTGTATACAGTCAAATAATAAGGCATATGCTAAATTAAAAAATAGACGAGGATTGGTAGCAGTCGACACAAATAGAAACTTAGCCAACGAGTCATCTGAATTAAGTAGACAAGAGGCACTTAAAGACTTTATGGATCTATTCGTCGAACGATATGAAAATGACGTTGAGAAAACATTTTCAAAGCAGCATGAACAAAAAATAGCGTATGCTATATTGCAAATCTTTAGAACAAGAGAGAATATAGAAAAATACAATAAAAAAGCATTATATCTCCTGATACGGGAAATGACAAATGAACGAACTCAGGATATATCAAAAGTAGTAAATGTAATTAAAAAACATTTTATGGAAAAATATATTGCGTATGACAAGGGCAATATATAAAAATATTAGAGGGCTCCTTTATAAGGTAAAAGCCAATATTGGCATAATAGAATAGAATAAGGAGAAAATTATGATTAGAAAAACAATTTTAACATTAGCTTTAATAGTTGCAACGATAGTTGGAACTCAAGCACAAACAACCGGAGACTGGTATGTAGGTACTGGAGACATTTCAAATGTTTCTTGGACTGAATGGTCAGTTTCCCCAACAGTCGGATATGGCGTAATGGAAAACCTAATGGTAGGTATTTCAGTAAGTCAAGCCGATTCAACAGTAGATATGGATATGAATTTTCATGCACGATACTTTACACGAGGTTATTTTGCATATTTGTCAACGGACGGACTAAGCACTGATGGTATGATCGTCGGTGTAGGTAGGATGTTCAAACTGAGAAATAATATCTATGTGGACCCAAAAATCGTTTATAATACAGGAGAAAAAACTACGAATCTTTCTTTAGGATTCGGGTTTAATTTCTAATAATATAAACGAGCTCTCTAATCAATGGCAATTTTGCCCACAAAACAGATAAAAAAACAATAGGAGAAACACAATGGATTCAGTAATAAAATACGTAACAGGATTTTTCGGCGGTTTGCTAACAATTATGAT